CTCTCCGTATAAACAGTGGGAAATCAACCAGGGGGCCGCCGGCTTGCCTGTTCTGATGACGAACGCCGAAGAAATTCATATTGATTACCAGAAAATTGTAAACGAAGGCGCGATGCCCTCTTATTTTGTTCAGCTCATAGCCTACCAACTTGCCTGGCATATGGCCGAGGTCATCACTGACCAGACGACTAAGAGTGAGTATTGGCGCTCGATTGCCCTTGGCAGCCCTGGAGAGGGCCAGAGAGGCGGGTATTTCCGGCAAGCGGTCAACATTGACGCCGCCGGCCAAACGCCCAGTGTTATTAGCGACTATATATTAATGGATGTCCGCTAGTGGGGCGTATGAAGCAATACCAATCGGCCTTCACTGTAGGTGAACTAGATCCGCTTTTGCGCGGTCGAATAGATTTACAGCAATACTACAGCTCCGTCGCCCTGGCCGAGAATGTTTTGTTCGAGCCGCAAGGTGGTTTCAGCCGTCGCCCAGGACTGCGTTTTGTCACCGACCTGACTGCCGACAACCCAAATAACGGTGTGCTGCTTATACCGTTTGAGTTTAGCACGGTCCAAAACTTTATGATCGTTGCCTCAGTTTTCAACGCGGCATCGACGATACGCCTTCGTTTTTATGCCAATCAAACTTTGCTCACTAGTTTGAACCAATCGTTTACAATCACCGTCACTGACTTCTCCAACATAGCCACCGGCGCGGCACTGGTATTCAAGCTTGCTGACGGAACGGCCCACACGCTGACGGCGCTGGCCACTGGCGGTGGAGGCCCGACCGATACCACTGGCGTGACGCGAGATTTCCGCCCCAACTCATCCAACGATGTGACGGCCCAACGGCTTGCAGTTGCAATCAACGGCATCCCAGGCTTCACTGCGGCGGTGCCTGGCGCTAATGTAGTTACCGTTCAGCGCGACACACCAGGCACGGGCAGCTTGGCGGTAACGACTAGCGATGGAACTCGCCTGGCTAAAACAGATTTCACGAACAACAGTTACATAGATTTCCCTGTCGGTACGCTCTACGACACCAGCGCCATCGATATGGACAAGACATACTTCACGCAAAGTGCAGATACACTGATTGTCGTGAACGAAAACTTCGCCCCGTTCAGTGTGGTGCGCGGTGCAAACAATTCGACCTGGACGGTGGCGGCCCTATCCCTGACGCCCCCCAAATCCTTGTTCACAGCCGTTCGGAGTAACCCATCGGCTACACTCACGCCTTCTGCGGTTAGCGGCACAATCACGTTGACTGCCAGCGGCTCGATATTCACAAACGATCATATTGATCAATACGTAACCGATAACACCGACTTCGGTCGCGCGCGGATTATCAAACGCACCAGCGGCACCGTGGTTACTGCGGTCACAGAAGTTCCGTTTTTCTCCACGTCAGCGATAGCGTCTGGCGCATGGACCCTAGAAACCGGCCATGAAACCTCTTGGTCAGACACCCGAGGATGGCCCAGAACTACTACATTTCACGAAGGTCGTCTGTGGTTTGGCGGCAGTGCCTCAGAGCCGGCCACGCTTTTCGGTTCGAAGGTCGCCCAGTTCTTTAACTTCAAGGGAGCCGAGGGGCTTGATGATGACGCCATCGCCGCAACCCTGACCACAGATAGTGTGAACGCGATTACCGCCATGAGGTCTGGTCGAGACTTACAAATCTTCACCACGGGCGCAGAGTTTTTTGTCCCCCAGGCTAATTTGGACCCGATAACTCCAGGCAACATTACGATTAAATCTGCCACGCGCCGAGGCTCCAAGCTCGGCATTCGGCCACAGGCCGCAGAAGGCGGGACGTTATTTATTCAGCGCCAAGGCAAGGCGGTTCGAGAAATGCTGTTCTCGGATGTAGAGCTGTCCTATGTGGCTAATAATATCTCGCTGCTCAGTTCACATATGTTAGTGGACCCGCAACGTATGGCCCTCAGACCGGCGACTGATACGACGGAGGGTGACTTGTTGATGGTCGTCAATGGCAGCGACACCACTGGGTTTCGCGCTTCATCCGTGGGCTTCGCGGGGTCGATTTCTGCTTATATGCTTAACCGGCCACAACAGATTGTTGCGCCGGCAAGCTGGACCACAGACGGTGATTTCGTGGACGTCGCGGTCGATCTGGACACTATTTACACAGTGGTAAAGCGGACCATTGGCAACGCGACCAAATACTACCTGGAAACATTTGACGACGACCGGACGACTGACGCTTCGATCCAGTATTACGCCAACCCCGTGGCACCGGACCAGGCGGTCCCCAGTAACACAACCGCCGGTGGACTGGCACATCTAGAGGGCAAGACGGTTAAGGTCATCAGGGACGACCTGGTGGACTCTGACGGCACTGTGTCGTCTGGAAATGCCACACTCGGCGGGGTTCCTAGCACTTACGCGGAGGTTGGCTTAAATTTTGTAGTCACGGTCAAGACGCAACCGTTTGAGCCGAGGATGGCCAGTGGTTCACAACAGAGCCAAAAACGCCGCATTTTGGAAGTAACGCCCCTACTCTTCAAAACACAAAACATTACGCTAAACGGAAAAGATATTAACCTGGCGCAAGGCTCCCTGTCCGGCGCCGGCGCGGTCACTGCATTCACCGGCCCAAGAAAAACCCAAGGGTTTCGAGGCTATGACCGAGATGCACAAATCACAATTAGTCAGAGCCAACCGCTGTTTATGACAGTGCTGTCGCTCGATTTCAAAGTCAGCGTGGGGGCGTAAAATGGGTTCATCACTACAGATAATTGGCACAATAGTCAGCGGAATTGCTCAAATTCGATCCGCACAGGCGGATCAAGTGCAGTACGAAATGAAGGCTCGCAACGAAGAAATAAAAGGTCGAATTGACGCTGTGAACTACAAGATGCAAGGCACTGAAATATTGCGAAATATGGAAAAAGCTATGGCAGCATCAACAGCTAGAACTGCCGCTGGTAGCCTTAACCCATATGCGTCGGGGGAAAGTGCAGATTTGATTAACACATACAGCTTAAATGTCGGCATCGGTGATAGCGGCTTGGCTCGAACTAACGCCATGCTTGCGCTTGAAGCCAGCAAACGAAACGCAAGTCAGTTCCGTACTGCTGGAAAATACGCGGTTCAATATGGTACTCTGGCGGCGGTTGGCAATATGTTTACCGGCACTGGGAAAGCAATGAATACTGGTGGCGCGCCGACCACTGATGGAGGCACTTAATGGCCGAGCGTAGTGTAAGAGCGCAACGCGCCAACATTAATTTATACACGCCGCAAGAGACGGCAGCGCCGGCTCAAGCTATCCAGCGTGGCATGGACCAGCTTTCCAATTCCATGGACCGCATGACGCAATTCTTCGCTGAAAAAGCCAATATGAAAGCTGAAATTGAGGGACAGCAATATGGCGCGCGAAACGCCCCGACGGCGGAGCAACTCCAAGATGCCTTTCAAAGCGGCGAAGAGCTTGAGCTACCTGGCGGTTTTGGCACGGTGTTTGACCGCGCGGCCCGTAAGGCTGCTCTGGACATCACGCAGACAGAGATTGAATTTGAAGCGCGTAAACGCATCAACGAAATTATCACAACTGCCACGCTTAACGGCACAAATCCCTCGACCATGCTAGATGACATCGACGCTGTAACCCACGGTTTCGCTGCTACTTTCGATGACAATAGCCCAGGCGTAGCTCGAAAGCTTCGGGCCGGTTTGAGCATCTGGGCCAATAGCAAGATGGCCTCTTACGAAAACAGCTACATAGCTGACCAAAAAGCCAAATCACAATCCCAATTCGTTTCAAACACTTTAGGGAAGCTGGAAGGTTTAAGCAAAATAATAGAGTTTGGAATTGAGACGGAAGAGACTGACCCTGCAACCGGTGAGAAAATAAAAATCTACAGGCCTTTAACCCAAACGGACTTGGTAAATTTAAAGCTGGGCGAGATTGAAAACGGGCGGCGGAAGGGCTTTACACCGTCGCAACTAACCAGCCTTGGCAATATGTTCGACGCGCAGATTGTTGAATCAGCTAATCGCGTTTTGATTGATAACGTATTAATGGGCGGGACTCCGAGAACCGATATTAATAACGTAGCTAAAGGCCAGGTAAATAATCTCGACATTGCAGCGCAAAACGCTGTCGCCACATTGCGGGGTCAAAACCTGTCGTTTAATGACATCGCCAAGGAGTTGCGCGACCGCCGAGAAGACGAGATTAGATACCTAGAACAAGAGAACGCCGACATGGATGCAGCCGCCGAAGTAGTTGAGGCTGACCTCACTGCCGAAGTGCTTGGATTTTTGATTAAAAACGACACCGAGAATGCGCGCCTTACTATAAAGAAAATAGCGGTTACAGACCGAGAAAAAGCAATGGAACTTACAATAAAGCTCCTGGAAGCCGGAGGTGCGCCGTTAGTTAGTAACCCAGACTCGATTGATTATTTAGAAGGTCTGCACTCAAACATATCGTATCCTGATTATATTGAACACTATAACGATTTAAGTCTGCAAGACCGGAAGACATATTACAAAAAAGCAGAAACGTATCAAGATGACGAGGTCAAAGCAGCTTTAAAAATTATGCGGGGCGCATTGTCGTTGCCGACTAACATTGATCTTATAAGTGAAGAAGACCCCGATTTTGAAACGGTTCAAATCTTTCGCCGTTTGGCCGGTCAGCTAGCCAGTGAAAGACTAGCAGCCAAGTCTAACAACTTAGACATTGACGCGACTGAGGTGGCCATAAGGCTTCTTAAGGGCGTTGAGGAAGATTTAAGCGTCGCGGTGAAGAGGATCATAGTTAACGCCGCTAACAACACTATTGACAGACTTCGGGATGATGGCGGCTTTGATTTGCAGAGCGGCATGTTTAGCGAGGCTCTTGCAGTAGTCAGAAAACTCATTCGCGACAAAGCGAATAATCCCAGAGATATACCAACCAAGTTGCGGAGCATTACTAGCGGTGGGTTTTTGAGCTTGGAAAAATCTCTTAAAGAGGCGATGCAGTAATGGACCTGATGGAAGCTAGAAGGCAATCACACGCACGGCGCAAATCAGTTATGCACGATGTTGTCATCCGAGACGGCGGCATCAAGTTTGATGATCCGGCGGATGTGGCTAGAACCGAAATTGATTTAGACGCGGTGTTCGCATCAGCCCAAGGGCCAAACAAGTTGCCTTTTCCAATGCCGACTGAAGAGGATATCTTCACCCCCAATCCAGACCCTTCTAGGCCAAAACCAACGAACCCCCTCCCAGGCCTTGCAAGGGGTGTCGGTAGGGCCATAGGCGGTACCGTACAGGACACCATCACTAACACACTCAGCCTCGTTGAAGATGTCGGGGGAGCTATAGACGACGCACCGTTTGGAGCATTTATAAGTAGATTTACACCTGCCCTGAATATGCTTCAGGGGCTGCGTGATACCTCTCAGAAGGAATTTGGAGAGCCACTGGACGAAGCATTCAACCAAGAACTAGAAGCGCTTGGCATTCGCATTCCAGATAGCGATGGCACCGTAGAAAGTCTTGCCCGTGGCCTGATGACATTCGGGGCTGGCATGGCCATTGCTCCAGTGCGCGGTGCCAGTTATCTAAATACGATGCTTCGCGGCGGGTTTGCTGATGCTCTGTTTGATCCAGAAGAAGGCAACCTTTCAACTCTTTTAGTGGAATTAGGATTAGACAGCGCAGTTCTTGAGTACTTGGACAGTGCCGTTGACGAAGACGCGGACGCCGCCGAGCGGCTAAAGTCTCGGTTAATCAATTCTTTTGAGGGCGGCATTGCTGGCGCTGGAGTGGACATAATAGTAAAAGGTTTCCGTATTGCCAAATCCAATAAAGGATTTAGTGGAGCCATTCGTGATAAATTAATCAGCGCGGGTGAGTCTGCGGACGCCAGAATAGATGCCAGAGACCCGAAAAACACTCTCAGCTCTGGCATGGACCCGACACTTATTACTGACCCACTGTTTGCTTATATTGGGAAACGCCTTGGAAACCCTGGCAACGAAGCCGCGATAACGCGCATCTCTGAAATTTCCCAAGGCAACAAAACTAAAGTAGAAGATTTGGCCACCTACTTTGATGAAGAGCATATAAACATCCACGGGCGCAAGCTGGACCCATATGTCGAAGAGGATTTCGATACTGCCGCAAGGGCTGCAACGAATGAATTGAAGTACCAAATGGAAGAAGCCGTCAGCGGTCAAGGCTGGTATGATGGTGACGTTAAAAAGACATTCGAGGGATTGTCGAAGGTTCCTGGACTAGAGCGCCTAGCAGATAACGAGACATTGCGCGTAATTTGGTCAGCGTTTTCCGCTCCAACATCGATTGGAAATAAGGTTAAAATGAACACGCGCGCCTCAACAGCGGCGTTTTTGCAGTTCCTTAAAACCGGAAAGGTTCCAACTGAGCCACCTTTAGCAGGTGCAGTTACCGAGGGAATATCTGGTGCGGGTTGGGGTCGTAAACAACGCGCGGTCGCATCTGGAATGAAAGTTATTTCGCATTTAATCGATACTCTAGGCGAAGAAGGCTTTGCTGATTGGTGGCTATCTCCACATACTTTGAAGGAGCTTACCGACGTTAGGATTGCTGCTGGATTAAAAGGTGGTCCAAGTGGGTTGAGTGGCGGTAAAGACAGCATTCATCTTGGCGCTATGGCTTTAGGGGACAAGACAGGCCGCTTCTCTTTAAACATTAATGGCTATCAAGGAACCACAAAGGATATGTGGTTCTCGCGTAGTTATAACCGTCACTTTGGAAACATGAAGAACCCTAACGGCGAAATCGCTGGTGGACCTAGAAACAATCAAGAGCGTCGGCGCATGGAAGAGTTTACAAGTCGAATGCTTGACAACTTAAAAGAAGAGGGTTTATCTGACCAGGATGCACAAGCCATTCTGTGGTTTTACGAACAAAACCTATTTACGGATCTTGGAGTAACATCACGTCCAGGTTCATTCTCAGAAGCAGCGGAGACCATATCAAATGACTTACGACCAGGAGTTCGCACAAGCGATGAAGCTGAAATTAGACTTGAACCGGAAGGCGAAGGCGAAGAAATCCTCTCAGACTTCAGAAGCATCAGCGGCTCCCAGAGGGCTGTACGATCGAACCGAAGAGGTGAACAAGCTGATAGCGAAGCACCCAGGCCTTACGCGCCAGGAAGCGGAACAGGGTCTGGAGGAGATGGGCTTTTAGTCCTAACCCCTGACGAGACAACTCAACGCATTTATAGTGAAGCGGGGCTGTCCCTGCCCAGAATAAGTGAGGTTGCTGCTACAGCATCCGCACCTCAATATAGTTCTGATATGGCCAGTGCAATGTCGACCCATAAATTTGGGGCGCAGGTTGAGCTTAAATCGGCAGAAGAGCTGTCCGGTGCGCGTTTGTTTAGAACCGAAAACGGAAGTGGCTTTGCGATTAAGCCTGATGGCGATATCGTCTCAGTATTCCAATCTGGAAATGAAACCGGCAAAGTCGGCATGTCAATGATGCAAGCGGCAATCGAGGCTGGTGGCACAAAGCTGGACGCCTTCGATACCTTCTTATCTGGAATGTACGAAACTGTCGGCTTTAGACCTGTCGCTCGGCTGCCATGGAGCGATGCTAACGCGCCCAAAGGTTGGGACAAAAACACTTTCAAAAAGTTCAACAATGGCGAACCAGATGTAATATTCTATGTTTACGATCCTGATTATTTTGGTGGCGCAACAGATATTCCATTATTTCAAAACTATGATGATGCCGTAAGCGCTCAGAATGCAGAGCTATCGCGTTTAGCGCCTAATGGGGAGGATTTATAATGAGTTTTTTAAAAGAACTAGCAAAGGCCGGCCTCAAAGCCGCTGACACAAAAATAGGCGAAATGGTGGAAGGTGCCGAGAAGCGGTCCTATGGCAATCAGATACCTGACGACGAAGTTACAAAAGGCCCATCAGGGGATGTTGTTATTAAGGCTATGGACAACAACGAACTCATGGCTCTTAATAAAGCGCTGGAGGAAGGCGGGTTCCAAGGCGGTCTAAACATGGGCCGCATCGGTGAGATTTTTAACACTGACCCTGGCGACTTCGATATTGAAACCGTCCTCCAAAACATCAAGCAAAACAATGTTGAGCTGTTTAAGCACCTTCGGCGCGAAAAGCAATCTATGGAGGCTCTGATGGCCATTGCTAACCTTACTGGTTATGAAGGCATCATATACAAAATGTTGGGTCGCAAGCCTGGCGAGGTACTGCCAGCGGAAGACGTGCTGGGTGGCTTGGTCGCTGTCATAAAATTAGGCAAAGAAATGGAGTTTGGGGCGCGCAAGGCGCTTAATATGTCGGCGTATTTACCCGAGCAAAAGGCTGCAAAAGAAGAAGCTTTTAAGAAACTTCGCATTATGGCTACCATTCAATCGAACCTCGCCGCACAGGTGTCTGGCAACGTATCAGAATACGGTCGGGGGCTATCCGTTATATCTAACGTAGCCAAACTTGAGGGTATGGATCTTAGCACCTATGCGGACAACCTAAACACCTTTATCAGTGAAATGGATGACGGCCTGATCGACTACCATCTTCACACTTTCTTGGCGCTGCAAAAGCCAGCCGCTAAGGCCAAGTACGCTGAAAAAGGTTGGGCTGCAAAAACCTACGATTTCGCGATGGAAAACTACATAAACGCCCTACTCTCTTCGCCCGTCACCCACATGATAAACATGGCTGGCAACACATCGTTTCAGTTTCTTGCGTTGGCGGAACGCGGTTTGGCGGGGGCTATCGGTAACTTCCGCACGATGGGCGGCTTGCGTGGTGACGTAGGCGACCAGCGCTACATGGGTGAGGCTGCCGCTGAAGCTCACGGCTTAATGATGGCGCAAAAAGATGCGGCAGTTCTTATGGCTAAAACATTTGTGACCGGCGAGTCAGGGGACATGGTCACTAAGATTGACCTCCGCAGCCGTCGTGTATTGGGTAGTACAGACAACATGGCCGACATTGCTGGCTCACTTAATCGGGGCGAGTATTTTAGATCATTCATTGACACTATGGGCATAGCCACAAGGTTGCCAGGTCGCTTCTTGGCTACGGAAGATGAATACTTCAAGGTCATTTCGATGCGTCGTGTCCTTTATCGCGAGGCGCATAGGGCTTCGCAGATAGCATTTACTGGCGCGCGTAAAACAGGGATTTCTAGGGAACAGGCGAAGGCATTAGCCGAGTCGGCATATTTACGCATTATGACGGATACACCTGTGGAGGTGTCTGAAATGATGACAAAGGAAGCTAGAAAGCTGACATTCCAAGGAGCGCCAGAGGGCTTCTTTGGCAGAATGGGGCCAGCAATCCAAGGCATCCCTGGCATGAAAGTGGTTGTGCCATTCTACAATACGCCCACCAATGTTATAACCGAGGCATACGACCGGACACTGAATTGGTCGCCAATCTATCGCGGCCTTAAGCAATCAAAAATTCCTGGCGCAAACCTTCTTCCAGGGGGAAACAAGCCTGTATCGGGCGTTGAATTTGATGATGCACTATCCAAGCTTGCGATTGGCAACGGGATTGCGTTGTCTATGTTCGGCTTTGCCAACGGCGATTATGGCGACGACATAATTGTTACTGGGTCTGGCCCAGAAAACTTTAGTACCAACATTAACATAATGGGCGGCGCTAATGTTCCGAAATATTCAATCGGCTTGAAACAACCCGACGGCCAATACAAGTTTATCTCGTACAGCCGGTTTGATCCGCTATCAGCAATGTTGGCTATGGGCGCAGATATGGCCGAATATGCGCGATATGAAGATGACCCAAAACAGTTGATGCTTATGTCAAAAGCCTACACGCTGGCAGCGGCAGAATACGCGGGAAGTCTGCCATTTCTGCAAGGCGTGTCAGAACTTATGGCCGCAGCCGGCGGTTCGTTCCAAACTCAAGAGGACCTTTTAGAGCGGATATTTAAGTTCGCCGGCGGTCAGGTTGCCAGCGTCGGCACTAACGTGCTTGGCAACGTGAACCGCTCTTTGGGCGGGTTACCCGCTTATGGAGCGGAGTGGCTATCGGACGGGAAATACCCGTTAATTAATCAGAACAGTTTCTCAGCAACTATGGAGCGGCTTAATGATCCTGAGATGAGTAATACCATGTTGCCCCCAGGCATAGACCCGATTACCAATGAGTTCTACACTGAAGCCCCCGCAATTATGCAGGGGGTTTATAGTGTTATTCAAGGCGCTAAGTCTCGAAACCCCATGTTCTCGGACCAACTGCCGCCAAAGCTCAACTTTTGGGGTGACGTTAGGACCGCCGGCAGTGGTAAAGTGTCTGAGACATGGAATCCTATTCGGATACAAACAGGCGGCTACACAGAATTAGACCAAGAACTTATACGTCTAAGCGAAACTGGGTTTGGTGCGTTTGGCTTTCACAGCAAGCGCATAGGCGGAACATTGCTTAACGGAGTACAATTCAACGCTTTTGTCAGAACCGTTAATAATTTGGACGGGAACGGCCGGATATTGGGCGACCGTGGGTTCGACCCAGACGACACACTTCTGAAGGCTTTGAACCAAGAGATTAACTCGCTGGAATATAATACGCTACCGACAGATGAGGACAGGTTTCTGGAATTGAACACACTCCTCGGTGAACGACGTAAGGGTGCCAGAGACTGGATGAAGAGGAACGACCCGCAACTTAATTTACAAAGCATAGCTCAGTGACAAAACTGTGTATAAAGTGTACAAAGACTACAGGTAAGGATTGGTAAATGGCTACGTTTTCGATTTCAGCAACGGCAAGAAAAGCCCAGGCATCCGGCAACGGGAGCGCTGGCCCCTTCAGTTTCGCCTTTCAGGTAAATTCACAATCCGAGGTGGACGTGTTTGTAGACACTACACTCAAAACGCTGACTACACATTACACTGTATCACTTGCATCAAACGGCACTGGAACGGTTTCGTTTACGACCAATAACTTTCCGTCATCATCGCAGACAATAACCATAATGGGTGACGCTCCACTGTCTCGAACATCTGTTTACACCTCCGGTGGTAACATTACAGCGGCCGCACTTGAGAGCGATTTCGACACGAACGTGATGGTTCAGCAGCAACAGCAAGAGGTTCTTTCACGAACAGTCAGAGCGCCAGTGGATGACGCCGCCAGCGTAGACCTGACGCTCCCAAATAAGGACGATAGGAAAGGAAAGGTCTTAGGCTTCAACAGCACGAGTGGAAACCCAGAAGTCACCCAGCAAGTAACCGGCGCGGCGGTCAATGTATCTGCTGTAAGCGCTGGTGGAAATGCAACAGGTTCTGTCGCAGTATCTGGCGGCACAGCTACATTCGCGCTGGGTATTCCTACTGGTGCAACTGGTCTAACTGGTGCAACAGGTCAAGCTGGTGGTGGTTTAGCAAACATAGTTTCTGACACGACCCCACAGCTAGGTGGCAACCTAGACATGAATGGTAAGGACATTGTTACGGTCTCTAATGCTACGCTGGACTTAGCGCCAGCAGGCACTGGTACAGTAGTTGTACGAGGCAACACTAACTCAGGTGCTGTTGTATTTAACTGTGAGAGTAACACCCACGGACAAAAAGTATTTGGTCAGCCTCACTCAGCTTCTGTAACCAACACGCTTATGCTTCCCGCTGGGAACAACTCAACTTTAGTGTCGCGGGTTTCTGTAGATACCCTAACTAATAAGACGTTGGCAGCACCTGTGGTTAATGGTGGCGCGGTCTTTAACGAAGATTCCGCTGACGTAGATTTTAGAGTTGAGTCAAACGGAAACGCAAACATGGTGTTTGTTGACGGTGGCAATAATAAAGTAGCTATCGGAACCGCAACCGCTACGGCTATGCTCACTGTTGCGGGTAGCCTTAAACCTATAAGCTATGAGGAAACGTATGTGGCCCTTACTGCGGGTTCTACTGTTACGTTAAACCTAGCAGCGGCAACAAATTTCTCTTTGACAATGGCCCAAGGCACTACGTTTGCTTTTAGTAATCCGCCTGGTTCTGGGACAGCTTATTCTTTTACACTTATGGTTACTCAACACAGCAGCGCCGTTACTATTACTTGGCCAAGCAGCGTTGATTGGGCTGGTGGCTCTGCCCCTGCCGCAGCGGGTAACAATGAGGTTCAAGCTTATGCTTTCTTAACCAGAGATGGCGGCACGACATACTACGGTTTTTTGGGAGGAACAGCCATTGGCTAACTCATTTAAAACAATACTTATGGGTGCAGCGGGTACTTCTCTGGGAGACTATTGGATTTTTCATTACGGAGAAACACAAGCTCAGAATGCCAAGCCAACTCAACCCGTCTCTGTTGCGGTAGATTCAAATAACAACGTGATTACCATTGGAAACCAAAAAAATAATAAACCCTCAAATGCGGGGGCTGCGCCTTTTATAACTAAAATTGCTACAGATGGTAGCCTTGTGTGGGCAAGGTATATTTACGCTTCTGCAAGTGGTACTGATCGGGGGCAAATATTTGGTGTAGGCACAGACTCCAATGATAATGTGTTTGCATTGGGCGAAGGCTTCTTCCCTAATAATAATCTATCCGTTGTTATAAAATATAATAGTAGTGGCGCTTTACAGTATATAAAGGGTCTTAGCTCAGTTAAAGGAGAGTTTAAAGGCGGCGGTGTGTCTCCGAATGGTACGCCATACGGCGTTGGGTATATGTCGGTCGGTTATGGTGAACAGCCAGATTTGACCATACATAGATTTAATAATGCAGGTGCAGCAGTTGCGGGAGCGCAGCTAAACACTGACCGTGGTATTGGTGCTGACGTGGCATTTGATTCCAGCAACAACTGCATCGCTATTGGTACGGGAAGAATTTCTGGTACTAGGACTGATGTATCTATTGTCAAAATGAACGCGTCTAATAATGCATTTGCATGGGGAAAAACTATATCTACAGCGGATGGAGCCTACAGCCTTACTTTAGGGAACCATCCCATAGGTGGTCCCGACAGTAACGGCGATTTTGCAATGATCTGGCAAAGCAACAGAGATTCGCAAGCTAATTCTTCATCTGTTATTCATAAATTTGCGGGTTCTAATGCCGCTCCCGTTTGGAAAAAAAAGATTGTTACAAGTAACGGCAGGATACAAATAAAAGACGGTGTTGCAGTAGATGCTGATGATAATTGGTATCTGATAGGTCACAGCACAAAAGGCTCCGAGTCTGAGCGTGTATTAATAATGAAATTAAATAGCTCTGGGGCTTTGCAGTGGGCAAATAAGTTAACTATAAATAATGTGGCCACAGAGATTAATGGGCGCTTTACAGATATTAAAATTGATTCAAATGGTGACATAGTTGCCTGCTCTGCTGTGCAAATGGCAGCTAGTGGTGTTGTAAATTCACAGATAACTTTTAAAGTACCTGCCAGCGGAGAATTTACTGGGACGTTTGGAGACTTTGTTTTCACTTCTGTGACCAGTGACATTACTGTGTCTAATGACACAGATAACGCTTACAACAACACCGCGAGTAGGGTGAACGGGATTCCTGCTTATGGTAACGTAGGGCAAACTAACGGCGTCCTTTCTCAATCGACAGAGTTAGTAGACATTTAACCATCTAAGCATAGGAGCATACACAGTTGGCATATATTAAAATTACAGATGGAAATCAGGTACGTTACAGCCTGGGCCAACTTCGCAAGGACAACAAAACAGTATCCTTTCCAAAGGTAATAGCAGAGGAAACGCTGGCAAGCTACGGAGTTTATAGTTTTGTTTTTGCTGATGCGCCTTCGTATAATGTTTCGACAGAAGTTATTACTTTAAGCGAAACAGCAACACAAGTTGGTGGAAAATGGACTTATGTTTGGACGGTTAGGGACAAAACCTCTGCGGAGCTTGCTGCTGATGCAGCCTATACAGCTACTTCTGCAAGAAATGTACGAGATGGCTTGCTGGCTGAAACTGATTACTTGGCCCTTTCAGATGCTACTCTGTCTTCTGCAATGGCAACCTATCGTCAGGCTCTCCGTGACATCACAGGTCACTCCGACTGGCCCAACCTTGTTGCTGGCGATTGGCCGACTAAACCTTAAAGATAAAATGAAATGGTTATTCCCCTTAGTATTTTTAATAGGCTGTGCAGAAATAAGAATGCCCACTCCTGTTTCATTGCCTTCTATTTGCATGGGGGAGAAGTTTTGTGAGGACAGGAAAGCAGCCGAAACATTGGCGGCAATGGGTTTTGCTGATGCTGGGCTTGTTATTATGTGCAGCAATCCTAACGTCAGAAACATTTTGGAGGTGGAATGCGGGTCAGATGCGTTGCAGTATCCCTAGTCTTGCTGATGTCTCCATGTTTTGCCCAGGACGGGAGCGTTGAGGGTGACTTTAACAGCAACACGGGGAACAATGGAAGCAATGTTGAGAGCAACAACGAAAGCTTTTCAACATCCAACACATACAATGGAGCAGGCAGCGCGCCAGGTTCTCAGCCACCGCCTACTGCTAGCGCACCTACCGTCATGGGCGCGGGTGGAACAGATAGTTGTCTCATGCCAAAGACTAGCGGAGTTCAGGTTTCTTTATTTGGGTTTGCAACTGGCAACATGGAACAAGATCCTGAATGCAATCGGCGCAAGGATGCACGGCTAATGGGGCAACCACAGCCACATGGGCTAGGCCTACAGATTTCTGGTCTGTCAGTAATGTGCGCTTCACCTGTTGTATTTAAAGCAATGGCTATGTCGTCAACGCCCTGCCCGATCTACGACATTAAAACAGGACGTATTTTAACTGGGCGACCAGCATATGAAGCGATGCGAAAAAACCCAACGATATATGTGACGGGTTACGATAACGACTTGGCGTTTTGGAACGCCTTTCTGAGAATGGATTTAAAGGAGCTACCTGATGTTGAAGTTAACCAAAGTAATGCTGGGCCTTCTTTGTCTAGCCGGTTCAGGGCTAAAAGCGCAACAGACACTGGAAGTACAGGGACTGCAAGAAGCAGCGTCGATAATTGAACAGCAAGTTTCGTTAGCTGCCGTCCTGGCTTACGCCGCGACGGATCTTGCAAGCCAAGGTCAGATTGTTGCCGACGAAAGTTTGGCAGAAGCTTTAGTTACAAGCGCCATGTTGCATAACTATCAAACTTCTGTCGCTCTGGTCCTCGCGATGGATTTCTCTGTGGCTGAAACAGCATCTGAATTATTTACTGCTGAGTACGAGAGCGCGATGCTTGAGTTGGGTATGAGCGTTGACGAACTGTCTGCTGCAAGTGCCGCGCTTATGTCTACTTCTGTGGTGGCTGAGATGGCTGCGACCGCTGACACTAGACCAGAGGGATTGGCTTTGCAGACTGTGCTGTCGAACATTGAAGTAACTCAAGCCGACGTTGACACGTACAACCAAGCGCTGAGTGCAGTAAGCGGAATGGCTCAGTTATCGGGTGCGTTCTTTGCTGCTAGTCAGAATGCTGCTTTAACATCAAGCATTGATACTTACACAAGCACAAACAACATATCGATTGGTGAGTACACTGCTGTATCTTTTGAGTTTGATACCAATGAATACGTTATCACATGGGGCGCTCAGGGCGAGGGGACGGGGTGGACACAGTACACCAGTGGCAATGACACATCTGCGGAGGATTTATACGACCATGCTCAAACTCTTTACACAGGTGATTAAGTGGATGACATTGAAATCAAAGCTGGCGGATTTGTCTTTAGAGGGTGGTATATTGCTGCTGCTCTGCCTTTCATATCTGGGCTTAGTGGCGGTGTTTATTATGCTTACGATGCAATTTCTCGCTTCAATGGCTTAGAGGCATCAGTGGTTGAAGTCCTGGATGCAACCTCTCGAATACAAACCATAGAACAGACGCTAAACCAGAACAATGTGTCCGGCTTAAACACTCAGCTCTCCACCATCAGTACGCAGATGACCAACATCTTAGAACAACAGCGAACACTGATAGAACTTAAATCAAAGGTCGAACGAGCGGAGCTAATTACCAACGGCATCGACGAAAAGCTTAACCTTTTACAGGCCGACATTGACAGCACTTGGCTTGCTATCGACGAACTGGAGAAACCCCTATGACCGACTACGACACAAACGGAAACGGTGTATTAGACGCCGACGAAAAAGCGCTGATGATGGAAGATCGTCGCTTGCAGATGGAAGATGCAAACAGTCAGCGGGACCAGACGAGGAAGATGGTATGGTGGGTACTGGCTGGGATGCTCGGGTATCCCTTTTTTGTCATTGGGGCCAGTGGCGTAGGGCTTACAGACGCCTCAGATATCCTTGGCTCTATGGCCACAATCTACTTCCCCGCGACGAGCTTAATATTGGGCGCGTTCTTCGGTGCAAATGCATACCAATCGAAGAAGGATAGCAAATGATTTGTATCCGTATCTGCATTGGTCGGAGCTTTCTTTGGGTTTTCTAAAATTGGAGGTAAGTAATGTTAGCCATTATAAATAGCGTAGCTGGTTTAGCTACTAGTTATATAGACGGTAAGACTGCTGTAAAAAAAGCAGAAGCTCAAACTAAAATGAAGATTGCTACTGGTGAAATAAGCTGGGAGCAGTCAGCTATTGAAGCAAGCAAAGATTCTTGGAAGGATGAGGCTTGGACTTTATGCTTTATATTCATAGTGTTAGGTAGCTTTATTCCTGGCCTTCAGCCATACATGGAGCAAGGCTTTATTAATTTACAGGCAGCACCAAGCTGGTTTAGCTGGGCAATGTACGCCTCAATAGCAGCTAGCTTTGGGATTCGTACAATGAAAGGATTAAAACAATGAAATGGTTATTCGCATCTAAATGGTGGCTTCGTCTGATGGGCAAGAAAGCCCCAGCAAAACTTGGAAGACCAAAGGGTTCTAAAAACAAACCTAGAATGCAGAGGGTATCAAAATGAAAAAGAACTGGGAACCATTTTTTGAAATGTTAATCCACCATGAAGGCGGGTTCACCGACGATCAGCGCGACAAGGGAAACTCAAAAGGCGATGGTCATGGCAACGATGGAAGCACAATGCTAGGCGTCACATCTTACAACTGGGCTAAGTATACCGGCCAGCCGGCACCAAAAGATGTGATGCGAAAGCTGACAGTTGATGATGTGAAGCCGCTCTACAAAAAGAACTATTGGGATGCTATAAGAGGGGACGATCTTCCATCGGGCGTGGACGTAAGCTGTGCGGATCTTTGTGTTAATGCCGGCCCAGGTCGTGCCGCCAAGATACTTCAACGCGCAGTATCTGCAAAGGCTGATGGGGCTATCGGTCCACAGACTGTCGCAGCGGTCTTCGACTTTGACGCGACAGATGTTCTGCATAAATATTATGATGGGCGCGAAGCGTTCTATAGAAGCCTGGATGACTATAAGATATACGGAAATGGATGGTCGCGTCGTAATAGCGAAACATTAGAAAAAGCATTGGACATGGTAGATGAGTGAGCGAAAAGGGTTATGGCACAACATCCGCAAAAAAAGAGCGCGCATGGCCAAAGGCAGCGGTGAAAAAATGAGAAAGCCTGGAGCGCCTGGCGCTCCAACGGCGCAGGCAATCCAGGCTAGTCAGGTCAAGCCCCGCCGAGGGGGCCTGATGGGTTAAAGGAGCCTAATAGCTCGGCCACGCATTGGCAATATCTCAATCCACTTGCGTTCCTCCAAGCCTTTAAGAATGCGGTGCATACCATTGGTTGAAGACCGTTTTTTAATGATTGCCTCCCCGTCGATCTTGCCGGCACAACATTCTTTAACGGTGGGGAAAACGCCATGTTCGCGGTGATACATGCGCAGAAAATTATACACCTCATTCTGCACGGGTGTGAGGCCGACCTTATCCATTAGCTGTATCCTTCTCTTCGAGGCTCAAGACTTTATTATATTGCAGGCGCTTGTCCTTTAGCTCTTCCACGATTTCTGTGGGTAAGTTGTGGAAAACTTCTTCGTTTTGT